CCCAATTTGTGGACTCGCGCGGAGCGCAATGGAACCACTTCCGTCTAAGAAAGGCTTTCAAATCGACACACGACACCATGGTTTGGACCGTGACGCATGTATGTTTGCTAATGCTGCATTTGGTCGACATCAAGTTGACTATGCTATTGGTACGCTGCATCGTTCTGTCGCCAGTCATGAGGAGATTAAAGCTGATATTCTGTCTTACGATCGCAAGTACGTTAGTTCTATAGTTCGAAATTCCGATAATTACCGCATGGTACTTCAATCAGTGAGAGAGGAATTCGTTTCACCCGATAAGCTTACACCCCTTACATTAGGTGGGGCTTGGGAACATAATGAATTTCCGAAAGATAAGTCTCCTGGTTTACCGTGGACTGAGAGAGGGTTTAAGACTAAGGGCGACGTTCTCCGAGACTCCGAGTCTCGTCACGAGATACTTGCACGTTGGGACGCGATAGGAAGAGGGAGAGACACAGGACTTCCAGATACCGCCGCCTTTTTCAGGGCTCAGGTGGTTACTCTCGATAAGAACAAGATCAGAGGGGTTTGGGGTGTGCCCTTGGATGTTATATCTGAGGAAGCTCGCTTCTTTATTCCCTACATCAAATTTCTTAAAACAACAACCGCACCTATTGCTTATAGACTAGAGATGGCTACAGGTGGAATGGCCTATATCGATGATATGATTCGTTATCACAAGGGGAAACCCATGATGATGACTGACTTCAGTCAATTTGATAAGACTGTTCCCCCATGGCTTATTAGAGATGCCTTCAACATGGTATTCGACTCTATGGATATGGAGCATGTAATCGGTAGCGACGGAGAGATCTGGGATGTAAACTCAGACAGGACAAAGAGGAGAATAACCCGCCTCATCAAGTATTTCATCAATACTCCGGTTCGTTTGCCGTCAGGTGAGCGTTATCGTAAATCAGGTGGTGTGCCCTCAGGTTCAATGTTTACCAACATTATTGATACCATTGTTAACGTTATCATAACACGTTATTGTGTCTACGAGACTACAGGTCATTTACCGCTTGCGGAAATGTATCTTGGTGACGACTCATTTGTGATATGTGATGGGACTATTAATTTGGATGATATAAGTAAGCTTGCCCTAGAAAAGTTTGGCATGATACTTCATCCTGATAAGAGTTACGTTACAGACAATCCTATGAACGTCCAATTCCTTGGTTACTACAATAGACGCGGTCTACCTTATAAAGGTCATGCTTTCTTAATAGCATCATTTATATATCCGGAGAGGTATATTAAAACACCGCTCATTAGAACTGCCCGTGCCATCGGCCAGATGTGGTCTACGATGCACTCAGGTATGGCAGCACCATGGCATAGACTCGTAAAACATATGCTTGAACATTATCGTCTTGACCCAGGCGAAGTGTATGAATACATACGCGCGCATCCAGGTCAGTTCAGGTATATTACCATGCTCGGGATTACCCCAGAGCAAATGACACTTCCAGATCGAATCGGTGAGTTAGTACCAGCGATAGATCCACCGTGTTATCCTCTACGTAATTATGTATATGTAGTTAAAGACGTAACAAAAATTTTTCAAAATTCGTTAGATTTGTAATCATTTCAGTAAGTCCTGAAATCCGT